CTTCTTCCACAAGAGAACCACCACCACCACCAACAAATGCACCAACTGCACCACCTAATAATGTTCCAAACCCTGGTGCAAAACCAGTTCCAATTGTAGCACCTTTGATAGCTCCAGTAACACCACCTGCTAATTCTGGCAATATACCGGCTAAATCAGATAAATCATTCCTACTAAATCCCTCTTCATCAATAAGAACATTTTTATCTGTTTGGACACCAACTTTAGCCGCACCACTTGGTGTCAATGCTAATCTGCCTCTATTATCTCTTATATAATCTTCTGTTGAAAATCCTTGTTTGGAAAGTATAGCCTCTTCTTCTGCCTTATTTTCTGCTAATGATAATGCCGACCTTAGACCAGCATCTTGTATGCCACTTTCTGTGTCAAAGTTTGTTTGCACCACTTGATCTTGTGGAGTCGCTTTTCTTGACTGTGCTATTAAATCTTCAAAAGTTTGTTCTGTTTTGTCTGGTGCAGAAAAAAATTGTGCACGGATAGCATTTGTTTCTTCTTCTGTTGGTGTGTCACCGGCAATTTCAACTTTAACTATACCTTGAGGTGTTTCAACATCAATTATTGCCATTATGTAGTGCCTTGTACTCTAAATCTAAATACACCATCTTCACCTTTGGTCATTGTAGATCCTTGTGCTGTGATGTTTGTTCTATCAATGTTAACGCCAGCAGCACTTAAATTTCTATAAGCATCTTGTATATTTTTTCTGCCTTTAACAACAATTAAATTAAACAGATTACTTAATTTTCTGGTCAATTCTTTTTCGTCACCACTTGTAAAGTCAACTTTACCAACAATTTCTTTTACTAATTGTCTATCTGCATCTGATAAAGTTTTACCAGATTCTTGTAAAATATCAGCGGCGTTAGTTGCTTGTATTCTTTGTAATATTGTCTTAACTTGACTTAATGGGTCAGTATCTTTAGCGATATTTATACCTAAGTTTCTTGCAGTTTGCACAACAAAACTTCTTAATTGATCCGGTATTGTTGTACCAGTTTCATTTAATAGTTTTGCTATTTGTTCAAAATCTTTAGCATTTTTCTCAACACCTCTCTCAAGATTTTGTATCATATTAACCACTCTTTTATCGCTGTCTATAAATAGTGGCGATGTTCCAGCTGGTGCATTGTTACCATCTGGTAACTGCACTTTAAAACTTAATCCTTTATCAGCACCAGCAAACAGAGGTTGATCTGTGCTACCAGTTTGATAAATCTTCTTTTTGCCAGACGCAGTTAGTGCGGCTTTTGCATAATCTTTATAAAAATCTGCATCAACAACTTCAAATTGTTTATCAAATTCTGGATTATTAGTTAAACTGTTAAGTTCATAGCTATTCAGTCTTGTTAATCTGCCCTTACCACCTGCTATCATGTTGGTAATTGTGCCAGCAGTCCCATCTCCCTTAGGTATTACAAAGTAAGACCTTCTATCCATAGCAAGTTTTTTATCTTCATCACGTTTACTTAAAGCATAAGCACCAGCTTTAGCTCTTATTGCTTTTGCCTCTGCGGTTGCTTTTCTAAAGTCTGGCATTGCAGCCTCCGTAGCCTCACCAACTGAAGTAAGTATTCTGCTAATGTTAAAACCTTTACCCGCTCTGTTTTGCATTAAAGCAGCACCAAAAGACATAAGTGCTTGTTTTGTGTCTGCTTCTCCAGATATATCTAGTCCAGTAGCTTCGCCAAACTCGTTAATATATTCATCAAAAGTTTTTGGACTTACACCCGGTCTTGCATCTTTAAGAAACTCATCCAAAGCCTTGACAGTCGCTTGTTTTGCCGCAGTATCTGCACCCTCAACTCCAGTAGCTGTGGCAGTTTCTAAATCTTTTTCTGCAACATCGCCTGTATAATCAATATCGCTATCTGGTGCAGAGGTATCAATGTTTTGTTTATCAACTTCTTCTTGTACTTTTTGTACTGTTTCTGTGTCTGCGAAATCACCTGCACCAAAAGCACTTGGATCTCCAACATTTTTACCTAAAGTTTCTTGTATTGCTTTAGCCGCCGATGCACCTAGTGCGTCTTGACCCGCTTGTGTGAATATATCCATTCCGGGTACGTCTGCCATGCTTTTTGCACCAACATTACCTTTTAATCGTGCTTGCTCTTGACCCTCTGGCAGAAATAACTCTGATCCAGTTGGATCTTTTGTTCTATCTCTTTCTTTTAATCTTTGTTGAAAGCCTGCTTCTGATTCTTGATTAAGATAATCACCTATAATGTTACCAGTTGGATCAGTAAAAGCAGATATTATACCTGCACCACCTCTAATTTGATCTAAAGCACCTAAACCAACATTGCCTAAGTTTCTGAATAGTGATGTGATTTTTCCTTCACCAGCAGATGGTTGAATTTGACCTATTGGCGGAATAAATTTGTCTTTTAAAGGTCCTTTGCCTTGCAACCCTAAATCATATTGTTTCATGATTTCAGAAAAAGTTTTTGGACGACCTAAAGCTTGTAATAAAGCATCTGTATCTCCAATATTTAAGCCTCTTCTAAGTTGTTTTGGTGCCATATTTAACCTCTATTTATTTGCAGTTGTACCAGAAGGTGCAATCTGTGCTAATGTTGTATAGGCTCCTATTCCTTGTAAAAATGGGTTAGCAGCAGGTTGTGTGGCTTGTGTAAATGTTGATGGAATACTTGCACTAGGCATACCTTGTAGTAAATTTTGTCCTAATTGTAATCTAGTAAAAGGTTCTTGTGATTGTTGCAATAAATTTGCTCTGTTAGCATCTAATTCTGCTTGTTGTTGTCTTTGCCTTAACGCACCCAGTTGTGTTAATTGTGATATATCGGCTTGACCTAAAGCTTGTTGTAAACGCCCAATATCACTTGTTTGACCAGCTAAAGTTCCAAAAGCTTGTCCAAGACCACCAGACAATCTTCCCGCCTCTTGTGATGCTTTTAAAGCTTGTCCAAAGCCACTTGATAAAAGTTTAGACAATGTATCTGCTTTAACTTGTTGTAGTCCTCTATCTGCTTCTGCTTGTCTTACGCCCTCTCTTGATCCACCAAACGCTCCTGCTTGTATTGCTTGTGCTCTAGCACCGGCTCTCTGCATATCTGCTTGTCTATCAAGCTCTCGCATTGCAACATCAATAACTTGATCTTGAAAAGGATTTTGAAATTTTTGTATTGAATCTGGTTGTAGAAATCCCAAACCGCTTGTTATTGCTTGTTGTGCGGCTAAAGACTGATCTCTTGCACCCTCAATAAATGGTCTTGAAGTGCCAACCATTTGTTCGCCTAACTCTGTTGCCCTTGTTGTTAAGGGATCTGCACCAGCAATCTGTATGCCCGGCAAACCTAACGGAGTATCTAAAAGACCCGGTGTTGTTTGATCTGCACCATCAAACTCACCAAATGCAGTTTGTAATAATCTTTTTTGCAGACCCTCTAAAAAAGGCGGTAATCTTTGTATATTTTCATATGTTACTGATCCGTTTGCCATTACGCCCTCGCTTCTAATTTATCCATCATATTATAGGCTCTTTGTATTCCTTTTCTTTGATTTCCATCACCTAAACCTTTTACTGCATCTTTTGTTAGAACGAACTCACCAGCCATTAACATTGCCGGAACATCATCTTTTGTGCCAGAGCCTTCTGATGGGTCTATACCACCATTACGTCTTGGGAAACTCATAGGATCACTTAGACCACCATCTGCTGCAAACCTAATCCCACCTAATCTGCCTCCAGGTCCACCAAAGCCAAAAGGTCTTTGTTCAAACTCACGAGGTCTTTCTTCGTCATCATCGCCAGCTAATAGTTGTGCTATTAGTCCTGCGGTTAAACCTTCTCCCACTCTAGTATTGAGAAGTCTTGCTAACAGATTATCGTCAGAAATACCACCGGCTTTTAACAATTCACCACTAAAAGTTCTAGGAGTTCCTGCAATTCTTTCTAATGCACTTTCAACTGGAGGCTTGTTGTCCATCATAATTTTTCGAGCAGCTTCATTTCTGCCTCTGTTGTCTAAAAACTCGCCAGTTCCTCTACTACCAGATGGCAAGCCTGATCTAACATTAGTTCCGTCTTGCATTGTTCTTTGTGTAGTTGTGTCATCAAAAAATGCACCACCAAGACCAGACAACAACATATTTCTAACTGCGTCTTTGTCTTTACCACCAAAGGCTTTAGTAGTTAGTCCACCTATTACAGCTTTTTGTAAAATAGGATTCTCTAATCCTATAGAGCTAAACAGCGAACCTAACCCAGTTCCAGCACCACCTGTAGCTGCTCCAATTATTACTGGTGCAAAATCTTTTATGAATTTACCAATACTCATGGCTTAATCCTACCTTATTTCTGTTTTTCTGTCTACAGACCACTTGTTGTATTTCTATTCTGTGCAAATTCTTGTATGCTTGCAACAACATGAAGTCTATTTGCAGTTGCTGCTTGCACTTTTAAAATCTCTCCACCTTGTAAAGTTAAATCTTTTGTTAGTAATTCAATTGTTGTATTTGCAGCCACTGCTTTTACTTTAAACAAACTAAAAACATCTGATCCAGAGGTAAGTGTTACAGTTATTGTATCAGCGTTCCCAGAGTCCTCTGACACTAAAATTGAAGAAACCACAGAAGCGTTAAAATCTGCACCACTAGGTGCTGTGTATAGTGTTGTGTTATCAGTTGACGTTAAATCAAGTTTAGCATTTGTGATATTTTGTATATATTGAGGTATGGTGGTTACTAGCATTATTGTCTTCCATCTGGTCTAATATCAACTCTTGGTGTTCCTAATCTCCATGAAACACCTTGATCTGTTGACTCAAGTTTTATATTAAACGATCTACCTCGTAACCTTACATCAACACGATCTGTAAATTGCTCTACTGGAGTTGTTGCAGTTCGTGCCGTATTTCCTCCAGAATTTGTATCATATGTACTGCCAGGTCCATTTCTAGCTTGCAATGTAAAAGTAACATTAGGATTGCCTGTATTACTTGTTGACCCATTGAAACTAACATCTGGAATTAGTTGCCTTATAAAACTAAATTGATAACCATCTCCAATATCTAATTGACTAGATTCAACAGATGCTGTCATTGCAGATCCATCATCATCATTACCATTTTCGTGTTCAAAAAGGTATGATGATCCTGCAGCTATTGGAAATCTTCTTATGCCTCTATCATGCCATGCAGTTCTAGTTAAAGTTCCATAATACCAAGTTTTGTTAGCATAATTATAAATTACATATTTATCATTTTCACCTGAACTTGCAGATGGATAAAACCACCAAACCTCTGTCCATTGTGTATTTACTGCTCCAAAAACTTTATCTGATTGTGCTGAATTAAAATCTAAAAATACTTTATCTCTTACTGTGCATGGTAATTGTGTAGTTTGACCTCCAGTATAAATGTAAAAAGTATCTATACCCATCCAAAACACAGAGTCTTCAACTGCCACAGCCGATTTCGGACTAATAATGGTTATGCTTTTTGATAACTCTTGCAAACCAAAAGTAAACGGAGGTCCAATAAATCTCATACTAAAAAGACTTCTGTCAGTAAAAACTAGAATTTGTTGTCTTGTTTCAACTGCTTGCACAAAAGTAGACCCACTACTTAATCTTAAATCACCAGCAGTATTTGTAGCTGTTGGTGTGAAATCAACTAATGACTCTTGTGATCCAAATCTTATTAACAACGGATCTTGTGTTGTTGTTCCTATCGTATTAGCACCAAAAGCTATAATATGCCTATCTATATCAGACACCATAATTTGTTTTGCAATGGTTGGCACATCAGATGCTCCAGACTCACTTGACAACAGTACTGCTCTAGCACCTAATCCGTCTGATTTATCCCAATAAAAAATAGCACCATCTCTTGGATTTATTAACAAATCCTCACCAAAATTATCATGTGTCCATAATCTTATTTCAGCAGTTGTTCCAGTAGCTGCAGCCTCTCCCCAACCAAATGTTGAAAGATCTGCATTTACACCACCATATCCGCCTGCACCCCATCCAACACCACCAACGGAGGTGTCAAGTCCTACGTTTATTTCATACACTCCATCAACTCCTGATCCACCATTACCTGTATCAGAACTATTAGCTGTCGCACTTACTGTTATTTTGTATGAATTTGAATTAACGATTGTTGTTATCTGATGTTCGGCATTAAGTATTGTTGCAGTAATGTTGCCACCTAAACTAACTGCACCAGATATAGTAACAAAATCATTTTGAACTGCACCATGAGAAGAATCTGTAACTGTAATTTCGGCAGATCCATCAGATGCTGCAAATGTGATACTGTTTGTTGATGTTTTTCTTATAGGAGTAATGTCAGTAAAACTGCCACCCTCTTCTATGTAATATTTAAGATGTGTGCCAACGCCCATAAAGTTTGAACCATCTAAAGCTAACCAATTGTGTAAAGCTCTAGCAGTTCCCAAATATGTATTGTCAGATTGTTTTACCCAACCACCTATTTTTTCTGGAAAAGGTGTATAAAATCTAACTTTTTCACAATCAAAATATCCACCTTCATTTGAAAAGGAGGTAATCTCTCTATTGATACCAGGTCTAAATTTTAAACTTGTTAATGGCATATCAATCCTTTAAAAAATTAGAATTAATTATTATCCTTCGCTTGTGTAATGTTGGTGAATGTCCAGAGTGCATTAAATCTCCATCAAAAATTACTAACCTATTAGGTTTAGGCGAAACTCTTTTTTGTATCTTGCAATTTCTACTATAATCATTTTTAGTTACATTGTAAAACACAGTATCACCATCTGATTCGTTAATGTAAAAAACACTTGCTTTATGTGGAAAAGCAAAATCTTGATGAGCATCATGCAAAAAGTTATCTGGTGACCATGTAACCATATCTGCTCTTACTCTTAATATTTTATTACACTCAGACACATCTAAAATTTGACTTGTCAAAGGTCTTACAAAATGTGCAACTTGTGAATCTGTTACTCCATGATCATTGTAAAGCCAATGAGTAAAGCCATAATTATTAAAAGAGTTATCTTCTTTGTCTAATAAAGAAATGTTTTTGTTATAATACCAAGGAAAATCATCACCTTCAAGAGACTCTTGTAACTCTTTAAAGTAACTTTTGTTCAAAAAATTGTCTATTATTTTACAAAACATTGATCAAACAAAAGGTTCACCACAAAACCATGCAACTAAAGAATATCTTGTGCCCTTAGTTATAGGTTTTACTCTATGAACCATGTATGACGGAAATACTATGATAGTTCCTCTTTTGCTTTCAACTTTTCCTTTGTTATGAAATTCAAACTCACCACCATCAAAATCATCATTTAATATTATTGACATTGATAATTTTCTTGTTTTGCCATGTGTAAATTCATTATTATTGTCAAATCTTGTAAATCCGTTGCCGTCTTGATGAAATATAAAATGACCATTTTTTTTATATCTTGCTATTTGCATACTTTCGCAAGAATCTATTTGAAAATTCCAATTAGAATTTTTATTTGCTACTTCTAAGTAGTGCCAAACTAAATCATAAACCCATCGTTCATTGCACCAAGCAATATCAGTAATTCTTTGTTTTTCATCATATTGATTTTCAGAATTAAAGTTTGTTTGTACTGTGGCTTTTCTCCAGTCTTTTTTAGCTAAATCTATGATCTTTTTACAAATATCTTCGCTTACTTCATTTGCAAAAAACCAATATGGATCAACGGCATTTTTGACAATTTGTGCTCCATCCATTTAAATGTCCCACTTATAGCTATACCAACCAGTGACAATCATTTTTTCTTGTGTATGTGAAATTTGACCTACATGAGTGTGAGTCCAATCAGTTGGGAAAATAACTGTTTTACATTTTTGTGCTTTAACAGTTCTTTTTTGATATGTAAAAATAGTTCCACCATCATCAAGGTCATTCAAATAAGTCATAAATACCAAACATCTTCTTGCAGTATTATTTAAGCCACCATCTCTTTCAAAATGTTCTACCTTAAAACCTTGACCCTTTTTGTAAAATTGAATGTTATAATCTTCAACAATGTCAAACCTATGTAAATGATCTACCATCGGATAGATTTTTACATATTCATCTAAACATTTTTGTAATTCTATTCGATAGTCTAAAAAAGGTTGATTTGTATTTCCTGCTGCAATAGATATATCTGTAGATTCTTTATAATGTTTTTGCTCTGTAGCTCCACCTTCTGTTTGGTTTTTGCAAACAC